GCAATCAAACCTAACTGTGGATGGTGTATAAACTTATACGGATGTTCTTTAAGTTGGTGACTCTTGCCAATCATAATACTTTGTTTATTGTTCATTTCTCTTTGGTGTTAAAGGTTTCGTTGTAGTAGTCATTTGCGTCAGCCCATTGATTGTGCCACCCATCCAACTTCCCATCCACAAAGGCATCCACAATCACCTCTTTCTCTTTCTCAAGCATTTGCCTAAGTATAGCATACCAAGTAAATTTATCTTTTGGCGTGTCCCATAGTTTATCAAATAATTCTTTTACTGGTGTTTTCATTTGTTACCTCCGTATGTTTTGTTGCTCATAATTTCGTTGTTCTGATAATCAAATTGTTTTGTTGTTAATGCTTTAAAGTTGTACTTTCCCCCTATACATTCTTCTTTTAGGTTTAACAACGTGAGGACGCTCTGCCTCGTTTACATAGCGTGGTTGGTCATTCTTCATTTTCCACCATTCTCTGATGATGCAAACTAAAATGTACCCAATGGTGTAAATAACACCGACGATTACTGCGATTATAATTGGTATGCTCATAGTTTTAATTTTGCTCAATAAATTTGTTTATAGATTTAATTATTCTATCGTCAGAAGCATCAATTTGGTTTCTTACTTTTTCGCTCCATACATACCTCAAACAAGGAGTAATGATGCGTGTATGCTTCCAAGTGAATACTACTTTGTCTTTTTGATACCACTCTCTCAACTCTTCGTTAAAAATCATGTGAATGATATACTCATTCTTTTTAATTCCTTTTTCAACCTGAATCTGTGTTTGTAGTTGCATTTCCATAGTTCAAATATACAACCATTTTACAACATAGCAAATATTTTTTCTATTTAGCAAAGTCTTTTACAATTCTATGACAATTAGTGCAGGATACTTTGAAGCAATTCCCAAGCTGCTTCTAACTTTTCATCTATCTCATACTGTACCTCATGACGTTCAATCTCTGCAACGTGTATCTGTTTATTCTCAGGCATACGAGGGTCATAAGAAACGAAGTAGCCATTATCTAAATTGGATGCTATCATTCCTAATTGCATTTGCCAGTAATACTCAGGATGTACCGATTTAAGAGAATCAGCATCATAGATACTAAAGTTCTTTAGGTGTATACCGCTATTATAAGGACACTTTATTTCGAGTATTGCGTTCTCACTTAAGCCGTCAGGAGAGTATCCCGAATAGTTGCCGTACGGAATAAACACATAGGTCTCACCACCGTAGTAAGTAAACTGCTCGAAGTTCTGAGAATCAAAAACGTGAAACGCATCAGGCTCGTATTGTTTGCCCCATTCCAAAGCATCTCCGTAAATAGGCTTAACTTGCCCTGTAAGCAACTCTGCTGCTTTCTCATATACAAATGTTTCGGCACTCTTAGAGAGTAGCCCACCAGTTCGTGAGCTACCCATCAGCTTGTGTACTACCGAGGCTGTGAATCGGTTAGTTCGTGCTTGTTGCCATTGGTCTTCGTTTTGTGTTATAGTAATTTCCATCCCCGTTCAATTAGTCATTTGGCACTTTCAAGCATTACCTTGTAATCTTCCTTAAGGATGTACTTTGCCTCAATATCTTTGATGCTACCGCCTCCTTTAATGTGTTCTAATGCTTTAGACCAAAGTGGGTGCTTAGGATGCATCGCTTCCTTTGCCGTAGTTACTTTGTGACCACTGGCTGAATTGCCATCGTCATCCTCTTGGTTCAAGTTAAAGATAGAAGCCAAAGCGTAACGTCTCGCATAGGTTAAAGCTGAACCATATTGCTGAGGGTTGTTAGCGTCTCGCATTCTTAGAAGTTGTTCTGACTGCATCCATTCGCCTGATTCAACGTGGTAGATAGTTGTAACTAATACCTCATCGTGTGGGTGCTGAGTGATTAATAGACCTAACTCCTGACATACTGGATTAATAGTTAGTAGGATACTTGAAAGGTCTGCATAGCGTGAATGAAAGTGGTCATTCTTAGCCGTCTTCTTAACTGCGTTTACTTTGCCTTGAAAATCAAATAAGGCTTTTGTTAGATTCGTGATTTTGTCTGAAGTTCTCATTTGTATGTTTTTATTTGGTTGTGTGAAATAATTGCAATCTCCTGAGGCTTTACATTGTAGTAGTAAATAAGGTCGTTCATGATGTCGTACTTTTGGTCGTTGTCTAATAACGAAAAGTCTAAAAACGAATGGTCATCTAAACGGTCTTGCATCGCTGCATGTTCGTAGTCATCAGCAAATATGTCGTAAGCCTTTTGTTCTACTATAAACTTATCGAAATACATAGAGCAGTAAGGGAACTCTACTACTAAAGTATCGCCCTCTGTGAATATTTGGCAATCAACCTGCATTGTTTACCTCCTCTAATGCTGCTTTAAGAACGCTCATTGCTTTTGGGTTAATGATATCCCCATTTAAATACTTTCTAACTGACGGCTGAGATACGCCTGTCTGTTCTGATACACGCTTAATAAGTCCGTGCTTTTTCTTAAGCTTGATAAGTGTTACGATTTCTTGTAATTCCATGCCACAAATATAAACCTTTTTTCTATATCGCAAAAATTATTTTTACAATAGAGCAAAAAAAAGGTGAGGAATCACCCTCACCCTCACACCAAAACTAAACAATCTAAGTTGTTAAGGTCTCTACTATATGCTCACTAATTCTTTTCGCTAATGTCTGCGTAGTAACTTGTTTAAGTGCAGGAGATACAAAAGGCTTGGCTCTTGTTCCTTCTCTACCAATCTTACGAGCTATGACGTATGCGAGTGATTTAGTAGCAGCAATTCTATCTGTTGATTTACTAATGAAATTACTTTGTATTTCTCTCTTATTCTGAATCCACTCATAGATATTTTTGATTGGTGGTGTCTTACCTGCACGTCTGCCCTCTTCTACATAGAACCAGTAATCTTCCATCATTATAGAAAGATTGTAGCCTTTTTGTTGTGTTTTGACCTCAGGTGTAATACTTTGAGATAATGAGCTTGAGGCGTTGCTTTTATTCTTGAGTAAGTTGTTTTGTAATTGCTTTATAAACTCATTACCCCAATTCTGAATAATACGCAAAATGCCATCATCCCCTTGAGGTTGAAAGTCACTAAAGTTTTTCCCTATATCTTCAAGAGTTGCCATTAATCGTTTGGTAAGCGTATGCGACAAAATCATTCAGGCGGTTATACCAACCTCTACCAAATACGTCAAAGTCCTTTAAACGGCTTAAAAAGTGCCTTCTGTGTGATTCTAAAGACTCAAATGCAATCTTCTCTCCTTTGACTTCTATCAGCTCGTTTATAGCTCCGATAGTTTGATTTCCTATTTTACCATCTACCGCAACTTTAAAGCCTTGAGTATTTAACCACTTCTGAATCTGACGAGATGCACCTGCTACTCCTGATCCCCAAGCAAAGTCAGCCATGTATTCAGCGATAACTTGAGACTCTACACGGTCAGCTTTTACTCCGTTCCAATAGAGCTTATAGATTTCTCTAAAATCGTCTTGACTCATTTGGTAGAAACGGTGAATAGCATCAGCACCTGAACCGTGAATAGAACTAAATACACGCCAAGTTATACCCTTATTGGTGTGATACCCACTGCCATCGGGTACAGGATAGCGAGACGCTGAATCTCGCTCATGTTTCGATAGACCACCTTCCCAACGTAGGATGTAGTCTAAATTTGCTTTAGAGAGATTTCCCATTATTGTCAATTTCTTTTTGTAGTCGTTCCAAATACCATTGGGCTTTCTGTAAGTCTTCCATAGCATTTTTCTTGCGATTATACCGCCACAAATACTTAAAAGAATTACCCCTAAGATAACCTTTAAATTCTTCATAAGTCATACTTGCTTTAATACATTCGATGCACTCAATTTCCCCTTGGTAGTGCGATGGTTTATTTACTGCATCCATAGTTGTTTAAATTCATCAAAAGGCAAATCTATGTAAAAAATATGACTACTACGCAAATAAATTTGCGTTAATTCATAAAACTCTGACGCTGCTATTACCTCGTCAAGGTCTAAAACGCCTCTCTCTTGTACCTCAACTTCAGCATCTACCTCTAATCCTAAACGCTCATAGATTGGGTCTATTTGCGTATCTCGAAAAACAAAGTTTACTTCTATCTTCATAGTGTTTTATAAGTGAATGCGTTAATCTTATGGAACTGAACATTATCTTTTTGAGCACATTCAGGATGCAATTCTAACCATCTACCGCCTAAAGCCTTTGGAGGTGCTCCACGTTCAACGTGCCAACCGCCTTTACCTTCGTTGTATTCCTCTTTATATGTAGGTGTGCGAATCATGAGTATCTCTTTTAATTCAACCTTATTACTGCTATTGATACGCTCAACAGTGTAGCTCAACTCATGGTCCTCGTGAACGTGACCCATCCAAACCATATCAGCATTTTCTACCATAGAAGCCATACGATTGAATTGGATAGTCCCTTTTGTGACTACACCGCCACCGCCTGAACCGTGAAAGTATTTGATACGATAGTTAATTTTTGTGGTTTTAGTTCTATGGAAACTATAGACAATCCAACCTCCATAACCACCTACTTCTACATTAGTCTCATTAGTTGAGTTTAGACCATATACAAAACGCTCTATAACGTCTGTTTCTTGCCTTTTAAGAATGTTTGTCTCGTGATTGCCATAGCCTACAACTTTAATTAAATGAGCATAGGGTGAGAACCATTGTACCGCATCATTAACAACCGCATCTAAATAGTTGGCTTTGTTATGTTCAGGTCTGATGTCGCTTTTGTTTTTACGAGGGTCATAAGCACCCTGCATCAAACAGAAGGTATCACCATTAAGCAAAACGTCTGCCCCGATTTCTTTCGCTTGGTCGAGGTGTTTTTTGAGTAGGTCACGTTTACACTTTGGATTGTCCCAGTGGATGTCACTGAGAAGCAATACTTTTTTAGGTGCGAAATCGTTGTTGAAGACGTGTACATTTGTTTTCATAGTATAATAGCCAAGAGCAACAGAACGCTGCTGAAGGCTGATAGTTTTTGGTATGTAGATTTAGCACTCTTTAGTTCATCGTTTGCAAATATCAAAGCCTGAATGGTACTATCTTGTCGATGTATAGTATTCCCGTCATTGATTGCGAGTTGTTCGTATAAGGCTTGTTTCTGCCTACATTCATGTAGTTCAATAAGGCGATTATTTATTTCTCGAATCGTACTGTCTGAGAATTGTGAGAATGCTTTCTGTGGTTGCAGAGCTACCCATGCTATCAGCATAGATATTACGAATTGAATCAACTTGCTTTGTAACCTCATGGATTTCTCTAATTATAATCAGCCTTGTTGTATCACGTTGGTATGTCGCAGTAACTTTCGAGGTAGGGCGTATTGATAACAAAATCAATACCAAAACCAGCAACAACGTCACTT